GAGTGTAAGAATTAGTCATTTTTAACCTCAATATAAGAAACTCCAACAATCATTTCTCCAGAAGACACTTCAGAAATTTTATAAGCGTAATCTTCTCCAGATGGGAAAATTATTAAGTTTCCTTTAGATAGTGGAATTGAAAGGTCTTTATTTAAAAATGTAATTTTAGACCCAGAGTGAGCATCATTAACAACATAAATAACAGATAGAGTATCTATAAGTCCTGGATTTAAAAACTCCTGAGCATAAAAAGTTTCTGGAATTATTTTTAAAAATACATTTTCTATTGGAAAAACAAAAGCCAAAGATTTATCATGAAGGTAGGAATTTATTTCAGATATAAAACTTATATATAATCTTCTATTCTCTAAATTTAAATTTTTAAGGTTTGTTGTTTTAATAACTCCTTCTTTAAAACCATTCACCCTATCCACCCATGAAATTTCTTCAAAGCTCGACAGCATGGTCTGTAATATTGCATCTTTTATGTAAGAAAAGCTATACATGCTTACGTCGCCTTGAGAAAATATTTTATTAACCATTTTTGCCTCCTGCTCTATGCTCATGCCAAACGTTTGGATAAACTGGATCCCTTGGGGGATTGATGTCAAAAACAGATATAGATGACTTTTTTTCTTCTGGGAACTCTTCTATTTTTTCATTTAAAGTTGATTTAAATATGTTCATTGCTTTTTTGTTTTTTTCGCTACTATCGTATGATACGTCTACTGTCATATCGAGATACTTATAAAAAATAAATCTTCCAATAAGACCAAATACTGCAAGTAATCCTTTTTTTCTGTAATTTGGAGTAATGTAAACCCTTTCAGTTATTGAATCTTTGTTAACTGTAGCATACATGTCTGGATACTCGCTAGGAATCATATCCGACATAACAATAGTTCCTTCTGGATACCTATCGTTAAAATAAACTCCTATTACGTAATTTACTTTTGATAAATCTACTTTAGACACATGCACCCAGGAGCCTTTTAGCTGATCTGGCATTGAAGAAAATAGAGGTACAGAATACTTATCAACTTCTTGTAAGTCTATAATATTATATTGCGCTTGAATCATGAGTTAACATCCTTTCAGTAAAGAACATATCATATGGCTCACAGTTGATAGAAATAATATCGTGTGGAGCCTGAACTATTTCATAAAGATAAATTGGTTCCCAGCTACTAGTGTCATATGAATAAACTAAATCAGTTTCTTTGACTACGTTTACTGAAGTTTCAAACTTAGAAACCCCATCTCTTTTAATTAGAATATAATGATATTGTGAAAATATATCTTCATTAATTACAACTGCAAATGCAGACTGAGTTTTATATAAATTAACTATAGTTGTAACTTCTGGAATAATATTAGGGTTATTATCTGACCAGGCAATTGCTTCTGCAGTTACCCCTTCTGAGCTTTCATACGGGAATCCTTCTATGTTTGCAGATAAAAGGGTGTCGCCAATCTGTAAATCTCCTGCTTTGACAAGGCCGTCCGTGGTTCTAACTAACGTCTCAATGCCAACACTTTTACTCGGGCCGCTAAATAGCGAACTAAGGTCTAATGAAGCTAAAGTAATATCAAATCCTGGATCAGCAAATCCTGGGTTGCTAAAGTCTGGTTCATTGAATCCTGGGTTGCTAAAGTCTGGTTCATTGAATCCTGGGTTAGAAAATCCTGGGTTAGGAACACCACAGAAACTTCTTCCTAAATAAACATCTGGACATCCAGCTGTCCATGACCGCTGATAAGCATCTCCATAGCCTTGAGAGTCTACATTAGTACAGTAAGTTGGTGCATCAACATAATCACAAACAACACCAAATCCTGGGTTAAATCCTGGGTTAGCAAATCCTGGGTTGAATCCTGGGTTAAAGTTTGGTGGAGCTACATAATTATAATAATTAAAAGAAACTTGTGATCCAATTAAAACTGTAGATCCTGCAGCTTGCGATTGAGAAACAATTCCTAGATTTAAATTAATATTTTCTGTATTTGTTGGAGTATCTACTGGCACTAAGCCAACGGCATTTAATACAGCTATTGCCTGGTCTCTATTTAATCCAGATAGGTTGGGTACATCTACTTTTCTGATACCTAATCGGCTAAAAAATTTTTTATTGAGTCTTGACATTTATCAAGCTACCAAGTCTCCAAAAGCGACCCAGCTATTCGTGCCTCTTTTGATTATAGTTGCGGCAGACCACTGTGTTCTGAGCTTTAAACCTGGTGTAGCATTAATAGTAAAACCATCTCCAGCTATTGTTACTTGAGAAGAGCCTGTTTGAAGAACTTCAAATGTTGTTCCTACTGGGAATGATGCTGAATCTGTTATTGTAAATGTTCCGCCACCTGACATTTCAACAATCTTTCCCATATCCATTAAGACTGCAGTATAAGATCCAGTCTTGGCAGAAAATGTCTGAAGACTGCTATCTTTTTCAAATAAAACAACACCCTTCATTGGCTCATGGAATTGACATGCATAGTAAAGCTGTGGAGCATCTAGTGGAAGCAAAATTACAATCTGTCCAGTAGCTGTTCCAGATCCTTCTATGCCAGTCTCATAAACATTTGCTGCATTATATGCTCCATATGAAGTTTGAAACCAAAGCGGGTGTCCTGGTGCTTGGATAGATATTCTGGCAGGCTTTCCAGGAGTTAAGGTAATTGGTCCATTCAGGGTTCCATTTACAATATATCCACCTGTTCCGCTATTAAAAATTTGATAGTCTAAAGCTGGCTGTGTTTTATCTAGGTAGGTTGCTGTAGCTGCTGTTTGCGCTAAATATGTAGAAGCTGCATCAGTTATTTTTAAGTAATCAGAAGTTGCTGTTGTTATATTTAACTTTGTTCCTAAAGCGGTTGTAATAGTGGTTGCAAAGTTTTGATCATCATTTATTGCTGCTGCAAGTTCATTTAAAGTATTTAAAGCTGTCGGAGCAGAGTCCAATATATTATTAAATACTGCAGTAGCTGCTGTAGTAGCTGTTGTGTCAGCATATGTTTTAGTAGATATAATTGAAGTATCTACAGATATTGCACCAGTTGTATCATTGTAGGATAATCCAGACCCAAGGCTGTTTCCTACCGCATCTTGTGCTCTCTCATCTGTAAAATAAAGATTTGTTCCTTCTGATAGGGAAGATGTTGATGATGGAATTTCTGTATCTCTAGCAATAGTATCTGGAATTTCTGAGTCTGGAATCTTACCATTTGAATCTAGTGAAGCCACTCCATCTGGCTGCCCGATATCCCCGTATGGAACATATCCAGTTGTTGAATCTGTTAAAGTTGTTGAAAGACTAGTTGTTGTTACTACATCTGGGCCAGTTGAAAGGCTTATGCTGTTATTCTCATCACTGTAAGATACAACTATATTTGAATGCGTTCCAGCAGATAAAGCTGCGGCTACTCCGTCTTGTGCCATTTCTTGTACTTCTGCAACTGGTGGGGTTAGATAAGGCAAAGCCGACCAGATATTAATTCCGTTTCCTGCTTTTACCTTGTTTAAAGTTGTGTCAATACCAAGTTCGCCAGACTCCAAAATTTTGGTGGAAGAGTTCCATTGAGTTGTTGTGCCTCTTCTTATTCTTATTCTAGATGCCATTTATATCATCACAACCTTTCCTTCAAGACAGCAATTGTCTCCTCCGCTTAGAGTTTCGATTGCCATATTGTAAGAGTGCTCTAAAAAGTCTTCTCTTCCAGTAGCCCAATTAATATTAAGTAGTTTTACTGTTTTATTTTCAGAAATATTTTTGATGGTCAAATTAAGCAGAGGCGCTGTATCGCTTTCCTCTACTTCCCATTCCCAATTGCCTACGGTCTCTATTGTCATATCGTTGCTATATCCTTAATAGTTATAGTACCAGTCATTCCACTATGAAACGAACAAAGGTATCCGTAATTCCCGCTTATACCTTGAGGAATTTGCCAATATAAAGTTCCGCTAGTTTTGCCTTGAGCATCGGTGCCAGTAGATACAACTCCTGTTGTTGAAACGTGGATCAATCCTGTGTTGTAATTTGCTCCAGAAAATCTAATCAAAAACGGGTGTCCCGTAACATTTAAATTAAATGCTATAGTAGTTCCTGAAATTGCATATATTGTTGGATTGCTTCCACCATATTGATTCATAAATAGATATGCTGAAGCTCCACTATTTGTTACATCTAACCTAGTAATTGCAGGATAGGCAATTTTATCAATTGTAATACCAGCGGTTGTTACATCTGTTTGTCCGTTAAAAGTTGCTGCGCCTGCTGGACCGACGTCACCAGTATCACCTTTTAAACCTTGCGGACCTTGAGGGCCTGTGTCACCAGTATCTCCCTTTAAACCCTGTGGTCCAGGTACAGTGCTTGCTGCACCTGCTGGTCCTGTTAAACCTGTTTCTCCTCTTAAACCTTGTGGACCTGTTAAACCTTGAATTCCTTGTGCACCTGCTGCACCAGTTAATCCTGTATCGCCTTTTGGTCCTGTTAAACCAGTGTCACCTTTTAAACCTTGCGGACCTTGCGGACCTGCTGGTCCTTGTGGTCCAGGTACAGTGCTTGCTGCACCTGCTGGTCCTACTGGGCCCTGATCTCCAGTATCGCCCTTTGGACCTGGAACTGTACTATCTGCACCTGTGTCTCCTATAATAAAAGGAAGGTCGGCCCAAAGACTGGTTCCGTTACCAATTTTTAATCTATTAAGGGTTCTATCTATTCCAAGCTCGCCTACTTTTAAAATTTTAGTAGATTGAGCCCATTGAGCTGTGGTGCCACGTCTTATTTGTACAATAGCCATTACGCTTCACCTGCATCAAGATTTCCTGGTAAGTTTCCAAACTCTGAAAATGGATTTCCTCCATCTAAGGTTCCAGTTGATCCAACTGTAGATTCCGAAACAGAAAAAATATTTCCGTCGTATGAATGAACATGGTCTAATAAACCAGTAATTGCTCCGCCACCAATTGGATTCCAGGTGGTACCGTCATAGTATCTTAGCTCTGATTCTGTTGAATTATAATACAGATCACCAATTCTACCTTCAACTGGATCTGATTCTAATGCTACTGCATGTAAAGGGACTAATCTTTTTACAGACACTTAATGCCCCCTTATCCTACGATTACTACCGTATATGCTCCAGCGGCTGGTGCTACTGTGAATCCTAATGTTACAACACTTGTAGAAGTTCTAACTACATCGCACTCTACGGTTTCGTATGTATTAGAATCATAAACTTGAACAGAGACATCTCTTGCTCCAAGGTTGTGGGTTACAGGTATCTGTGTTAAAACACCGTTTCCAATTGTTCCTGAAAACTTTCTCGTAATTGCGTGATAATTTGTACCATTATTTGTAAGGGTCCAGCGATCATCAGACTCGTTCCATAGAATTTCTACATCTGCACCTTCGCCACGCTCTACACGAATTCCAGCATCTGCTGTTGGAGTTCCAGTAAAGTCAGTATTAAGGTTAATCTTATTATCAACAATATTTACCTGAGTGGTATTTACTGAGTTAATTGTTCCAGTTACATTAAGGTTTCCGCCAACATTTAAGTTGTTGGTAATTGTTACATCATCTGGTAAACCAATTGTTACTGTGGTTCCTTCTCCAGATGTAGGGCTAACTGTTACTTCGTTAGCTGTTCCTGTGATATTTGCAACGTAATCACCAGTGGTTTGTGTTCCAAGGTCTACATTCTTAACAGATACTGCGCCATCTGTTACGGTAAAATCTGCTGTAGCAAAAGAAGCAACACCACGGTTTGTAGTTGTTGCAATTTCTGCATCTACTGTTAGGGTTCCTGCTGTATCATCGTATGTTACATCGATGCCTTCGCCTGCAACAATTTGTCCGCCAACAATATCTTGTACACGCTCAGCATTTAATGTTACTGCGCCTGATGTTACTGTAAAGTCTGTTGCGTCAAAGCTTGCAACACCCTTATTTGATGAGGTTGCATCTTCTGCTGATATTGTAATTGTGTTATCTGTTACAAGAACATCAATTCCTTCTCCGCCGTTAACCTCTAATGTTTCTGTCAATAAATTGATTGATGTTGAATCTGCTCCATCGCCTGAAACTGTAAGTGTTGTTGCAACATCTACTGTTCCTGCTGCTGTTAAGCGACCTTGTGCATCTACTGTAAAAGTAGGAATCTGTGTTTGTGATCCATATGATCCTGGTGTTACTGTAGTATCATTAAGTTTAAGAGTTGTTGTTCCTGCTGTATCGTTATATGTAGCAGTTAATGCTGTTCCGCCTAATACTGATGAACCAATAACATCTTGAATGACTTCTTCGGAGCCAGACATTGGCACCCATGGACCATTAGGTGATGCAAGTCCATTGTAGTAGTACATTACATTTTCTACTGTGTTGTAGTAAATCTGTCCAGTTACAGGAGCTGATGGATTTGCTGTAAGCCCCTGAATTCTGGCATTCTGAAGTTCATTCTTATTCAGATTGATATCAGTTACAAATAATCTTGCCATTTTCTATTCTCCTTTAAGACAGGTATGCTGTCCCGCCGAATGGTTGAGCCATTGTCAGCGTAATCTTCATGTTACTATTATAGTCTATTCCTGTTTCTAATATGTCTCCTGCGCTATTTTTAACAGTGACATTTGGGTTGTATCCCATGTTGTGAGTTATTTCAAGCGCCCAATAAGATCCTTGATCTATGACCTGACTTATTGAAAATGGGTAAGTTAGGGTTGCTGTGCTTAAAAGGTAATTTGTTGCTCCCGCCCAAGAAAGATCGTTTGGCTTTGGGCCATAGAATCTTGTTGTATTTTTGTCGTAGTAGAAATCTCCTTCGACACCAAAATTGGCTGCGGGCTCTCCAAGACCGTTGAGTATACTCTTTCCTCTAGGTCCTTGAATTCCAACATTAGGAATTACGACCTTGTGAACTTCTTCGGTTACTACGATATTATTACTGTTATTAGTTGGCATTAGATGGTCACCGTTTTATTAAGGGTTAAAAATCCCTCAATAATTTTTATTCTGTTTGAATTGCTGTCTACCAAGATTAAATCGTAAGCAGACTTTGGATAAAATAATTTATTTGTTTGAGTTGGCGTCATGGTGACTGTTATCTTTCCCAGAAGAGGGTCTATCACAATTCCACCCAATGGTGATGTTAAAGTTGCTGCTAGCTTAGAAGCAGATGTTCCATCTCTTACCTGCATTTTTGCAGAAGACCCAGTCAAGTTAATAGGATTGTCTTGGCTATCTTTATATTCAACAACAAACCTGAAGGTTGTGTTTTGATCAACTTGAAAGTTTTTTTGGGCTGACATTTCTCTCCTAATAGGAAGACTCCTATGCTTATTTTAGCACAGGAGTCATCCCAATTACTTATTAGAATTACTTCTTAGTAAATCCAAAAGCTGGCTCGTTACTGTTGAGAGCCTTTAGGATAACTGGCAGGCATGCTGCAATTCCACCCTTAAGTAAGTCTCCTGGGTCAGTATTTCCAGTCATGTAAAGAGCGATGGCTGCACCCAAAAAGTGACGACCATAACTTGCTAACGCTGCTAGAATTTTCTCTTGCATAGTTACCTTTCCATCATTGTTTAGATCTTGTTTCATTAGATCCTCCTATTTCTGGGCATTGTGCCCAGGAATTTTGGGGTTTCCCCCAATATTTATTATATACCGTTTAGGCAGAAATGTCTACAAGCTCGCAATTACCGTCTGAACTGCAGGCAAGCGTAGCATTTGTAGAAGTTCCATCCTCTGTTTCATAAAAAGACAAATCTTCCCAGCGAATTTCTTTTGGCATCTTTGCAACAAGTGCTTCGTAATCTTCTTTTGTTACTTCTTGGTATGGAGCCTGCTTGTATGAGTGGTCAGAATGTGGCAGGAATGAAATTCCAGAGACTTCGTCAAAATGCTTATAGACCCATGCTCCAACTTCCATCCACTCATCTTCTTTTACGGAAACTGTAATAGACGGCTTATGCTCACACCACGCACGTTGATAAACTAACCAAATGTTTAGGTGTTCAATAGCTGTTAAATCATTTCTAACAATTGCACCTTCTGGTGCCTTTACTGGAAACGAAAATACGTAAGTTTCGTTTGGCTTCATTACGTCGTCTTCTACTGGAATTCCAACTTCTTTCAAAAATGTAGAAATAGGATCTCCCTTTGAACCACGTACTGTACGAATGTAATATGGAGAATGCCATGCATGCATTCCTGAAGATACCCCGACCAATTGAGATACTGTTCCAGATGGCTTTACACAAGTAATGGCGGCAGACTCAGGAATCCCAATTTTCCCAGCCTCATCTTTATTCTTTGCTCTTGCTGATTCTCTAAGAGTCATCAAGAATGCTTCTAGGGAAACCAAATCTTCTTTGCCTGACATAAACTTATGTCCAAATTGTCCAGTTAAAGATACTCCTAGCAGACGCTCTTCTTCTGTGTTATCTTTCCAGATTTTACGTAGGTACTTAAAGTCTGTAAGAGTAGACTGCCATGTGCCAAGGATTGTAGCTAATTGAACCTTACGTTCGATATCTTTCTTTGTATCATTTTCACGTAATACGACTTCTGAAAGATTACAAAACTGGTAAGGACGTAGAATAATCTCTGAGCACGGGTTAGTTCCGTAGTGAATATCTGGATCTCTTCTTCCATACTTGGCTGCTTGGGCCTGAGCTGCGGCCACGTTGTATATACCTCGTTCTCCTGACTTTGAGTCATACAAAGATTTCCATTCTGCAATAAACTGCTCCATATCTGGTTTGCGTGAATACGCAACAGAATTATTTGATAATGCACGTTGTGTGTTATTTTCCCACCAATTACCAGACTTTGCTGCAGCCATTTCAATATCATTAATATTAGAAAGAGAAATCATTGCTGAGCGACGAACTCCTCCGACTACAACTACTTCGCCAATCTTGCACATAATGTCATGCGCTTCAATAGGCTTTAACTGGCGTCCTGCTGCTGACTTAAACTTTGCAATAGTAAAATCAAATAAATTAACTAATGGTTGTGGACCAGATGATCTGCCACCCATTGTTTTAAGTCTTGCGCCTGCGGGACGAACTTTAGATACATCAATTGCTGGAATTTGTCCAGACCAAAGCAATGCAAGTAGTTCACGGTATGACTTTGCCCAACCTTGCTTAGAATCTTCTACAACTATTACTGTATCAGACTTTTCAAATGATTCTGGCACTGCGGGAAGTTTATTAACATACTTGTACTCAACAGAAAAGCCAACACCTGTGCCACACATAAGAATATACATTGTTTCATCAAATGATCTTGGATTGTCTACTGGTACAAATGAACAGTTGTACCCTGCAACATTATCTCTGTCTAGGGCAGCACCTGCAGTCATTACGGATCTCATTGATGGCATTACATTTCTATTGAACACAGCAGACTTTAGTTCTTCAACTAGTTTTGATTCTGGCTCATATGAGTATTCTTTAAAAAGGTGATTCAACATAAAATCAAAGTATCTATCTACTGTCTCTCCCCATGTCTCACGACGGTTATCCTCTGGAATCCATCGTGCATATCTAGATAAAGCAATAAAGTTTTCGTATGGGTTTTCAATAGTTTTTGACATTTTTAAGTAACACCTTTTCTCCGCCTTGCGGTATATGATTTTTTAGTTGAAGCTTAATTCTACCAAAGTTTAATTAAAAGGGGAAGGGCTAGGAAAA